AAGCAAGAGGCCACCGTGCCAACAAAGCAAACGACTCTTTTGGAACCGTCAACAACGAAAACTTATATCGTGGAAAGTACCGCGATGAAGTTTACCAAGACGAAGAAGATGAGGCGGGTGTAGAAGCTCAAGAAGATGCTGACCCTGCAGAAAAAGAAGCGGCTACTCAGCAAAAGCAAGCGGGCGATAGTTTCGTGGAACAAAAGAAGGAAGCTTCGGACGACCACGACTACAAAAAGCGGTATGACGACTTGAAACGTCATTATGACGACAAGGTAAACGAGTTCAAAAGTGAAATCGAAAACCTTCGCCAGACAATGACGAACCATGCGGCGGAAATGCCACGAGGCGTAACTCCACCGCGAACACAAGAGGAACTGGAAGAGTTCAAGGAACGCTATCCAGATGTCTTCGAAGTTGTTCAAACAGTTTCAAGCATGCAGACCGAAACACAGGTTGCAAAACTACGTGAAGAACTAGGTTCGATTAAAGAACGGGAACAAGCCCTAGAGAAGAAAAACGCCTACGAGCAGCTTCTCAGATTGCACCCCGACTTTAATGAAATCAAAACGGACCAGCAGTTCCTTTCATGGCTAGAAGAGCAGCCAAGCTCTATTGCAGAAGGTATCTACAAGAACAGTACCGATGTGAAATGGGCGGCACGGGTCATAGACCTCTACAAAGCCGACACAGGCTTAACGACTACCAAGAAGAAAACCAAGTCTGCATCTGCAGCAGAAGCCGTAACAAAAACCCCAGCACGGGAAATCAAGGCTGAAACTACAGACGGTAAACGGATTTGGAAAGCTTCACAAATCGCCAAGATGAAAGCGCACGAGTTCGAAAAGCTGGAAAGCGAATTGGACGCGGCACGGTCTGAAGGGCGAATCGACTTCAACTCTTAGAATAAACCTCAAAATGGAAGGAAAAGCAGATGGCTTTTAATCGCGCTGCAGGTTACAATAACCTGCCTTCCGGTAACTTTACACCGGAAATCTTTAGCCAGAAAGTCCTCAAGTTTTTTCGTCGCGCTTCGGTTGCTGAAGACATCACGAATACTGATTACGCTGGCGAAATTGAGAACTTTGGCGATACAGTACGTATCATTAAAGAACCTACAATCACAGTAAGTGCCTACTCACGTGGCTCTGTGGTTAACCCACAAGACTTGGCTGACGACCAGACAACTATGGTTGTTGACCAAGCAAACGCATTTGCGTTCAAAATAGATGACATCGAAGAGCGTCAGTCTCATGTTAACTTTGAGGCACTGGCTACTTCTTCAGGTGCATACTCTTTGAAGCGCAAGTACGACTTCAACGTTCTGCAAGCAATTGCTAACGGTGCTGGCCTTGCCGGTGCTGACGACGCATCACTTGCTGGTGGTCTGTTGAACACCAACACTGCTCTGGGTACTGCTGGTACACCAATTGCAGTTCACACTGCTCCAGACAACGCTGTCAACCTGATGCTCGAAATGGCAAAAGAACTTGACGAGCAGTCTGTTCCAGAAGAGAACCGTTGGTTCGTTGCTTCTCCTGCTTTCTACGCCAAGCTGTTCTCAGCCGGTGCAAAGTTTGCAGAAGTTCAGGTAACTGGCGACGGCACTTCACCATTGCGGAACGGTCTTGTAATGCAGGGTCAGATTGCTGGCTTTAACTGCTACAAGTCAACTGCTCTGGTAGCAGGCGGCACAGATGCAATCAGCATCTCTGGTGTTGCTGCAGCAGATGGTGAGTCTGTTGTTTTGGCTGGTCACATGTCAGCCGTTGCAACTGCATCTCACATTGCAAAAACCGAAGTAGTTCGGTCAACTGAAACCTTCTCCGACATCGTTCGTGGTCTTCATGTGTTTGGACGTAAAGTCCTTCGCCCAGAAGCACTCGTTCGCGGTGTTGTAGATACAGTAGCGTAAGGGGGACTGAGATATGCCTTTTCAAATTGCAAACGCTGGTACTACTGGCTACAGTGCAAAGGGTCCAAATGTCAAAGTCCTGAGTCAAGTTGTTGACTTGACAGATTCTGACTTCAGCACCCTTGCTGCAACAGACACCATCGAGGTGCTTTCAGTTCCTGCAGGTTCAATTGTACTGTCAGCAGGATACGAAATCCTAACCGTAGGTACTGGTACAGGTACATTGTCGCTTGGCGACGGTGCTGACCCAGACCGTTACGTTGCTGCTGTTGTACAAACTGCTGCGGGACAAAAAGCTGCTTTGGCAACTAACGTTCCACATCTGTACGCTGCAGCAGACACCATCGACCTCTTGAGTGCAACTGCTGTTTGTAACTCAAAAGTCAATGTATGGGCTGTTATTTGCGACTGTAACAACGTCGAAGATAACATGCTTGTCACATACAACGACAACACATAATCTACCGTCGGGGGGCAGGGCAACTTGCCCCCTTGACATCTTTTTTGTTTTATGATATAAGCAATAACCTTTGCCGGGGGTAAACCCTATGACCATTGAATATCGTGGAGAAACGTTCGCAGGATATAACAAACCAAAGCGAACCCCAAAACATCCTACTAAAAGTCACGTAGTTCTTGCCAAAGAAGGCGACACTATCAAGATGATTAGATTTGGCGAACAGGGTGCCAAGACTGCTGGTAAACCCAAAGCCGGTGAGTCAGAGCGGATGAAAAAGAAACGTGCAAGTTTCAAGGCCCGTCACGCTGCGAACATAAAACGTGGTAAGTTATCCGCAGCATATTGGGCAGATAAGGTAAAGTGGTAACATGCTAAACTTATTAATTGGACCCGTAGCCGACTTAGCCAGCACTTGGTTGAGCGGCAAAGTAGAAGAAAAGAAAGCCCAGTCTGCAACGAAGGTAGCTATGGCACAAGCTGAAGCTGTTGTCATGCAAAAGAAAGCTACCGGAGAGATTGATTGGGATTTGGAGATGGCTAAAGGTAGTCAGTCCTCGTGGAAAGACGAGTGGCTCACTATCTTATTTAGTATCCCGCTAATTTTAGCTTTCGTTCCCGGTATGGAAGACGTGGTAGCAAATGGATTCGCACGACTCAACGAAATGCCTGAATGGTATCAATACTCACTTGGAGTTATCGTTGCGGCTTCTTTTGGAGTTCGTTCGGCAACTAAATTCTTCGGTAAAAAATAATGGCTGCAGAAAAGATACTTGAATGGAAACTCCTACCAAGATTTATGATGCTCGTAATGACGCTGATGAGTTGGCGTGTCGTCGAGTGGTTTATGTCCTTACCAGAACCCAGTGCAGCACAGGCTGGTTTAGTATCTGTTGTAACTGGCGCAATGACCGGAGCGTTCGCTGTGTGGATGAACCACGAGGGAAAAAATCCCGGTCAGTCTAACCATCGTATTACGGAGTCACGGAAATGAAATACAATACTTCGCATTTCCTAGATAAACTTATCGAACACGAAGGTATGGTCCTGACTGTTTACGAAGATAGCTTGGGCATCGATACTATAGGTATCGGTCGCAATCTCAAAGACCGGGGAATCACCAAAGAAGAACTAGATTACATGGACATCCCCAATATGGGCATAGTCTATGACCACGGTATTACCGAAGCTGATGCACGGTATCTTGCCCTCAACGACATTCGCATCGTAGAGAACGAACTCTGTAAAGTTCACCCGTGCGTAGAAAACCTCGACTCTGTTCGCCAATTAATTCTCATGGACATGGCATTCAATATGGGTGTCCCCCGGCTGTGTAAGTTCAAGAATATGTGGAACGCTATCCACGAAGGTCGGTTTGATATTGCCGCGATAGAGATGATGGATTCGCGGTGGGCACGGCAGGTCGGTAGACGGGCTGTTAAACTTTCAGACGCTATGAAAGCGGGAGAATTTTAAAGTGGGAAAAGCTGTGGTTGTTAAAGGCAAGGCTAAAGTTTGGGACCAAACCCAAAAGCCTGACACATCTCTTTGGGAACAATTAGGGATGAGTTCTAATAAGGGCCGAAAAGCTGCGGATAGTGCTGAAAAATCTTGGTACGAAGAACTGGGTATGAGTGTTAAAAAAGCTTACGAAGATTGGAAAAAAGACTGATGCCCCTAACAACTAAAGGTAAGAAAATCATGTCTAACATGAAACAAACCTACGGGGGTAAAAAGGGTGAGCAAGTCTTCTACGCAACAGCCAACGCCGGAAAACTTAGCGGCGTGGAGAAAAAGCAAGAACTCAAGAAAGGCGGGAAAGTTGCAAAAACTAGCAAACCGTCGAAGTCTAAAGCGAAGAGCAAGAGTCGAGTTAATGAAGCTGGCAACTACACTAAGCCAACCTTGAGAAAGCGACTTTTCGAACAGATTAAGGCCGGTGGCAAGGGTGGCAAACCCGGTCAGTGGTCAGCCCGTAAAGCACAGATGTTAGCCGCAGCCTATAAGAAGGCGGGTGGCGGGTATCGCGACTGATGGAAAAGCAAATTATTACGGGTTTGATGGCTATTATGATTGGCCTTGCTGGTTGGAACCTGAAAACAACCCACGACTTAACTATCACTGTTAGCAATATGCAAGTTAGTCACGCAGACAAGGACGCTATCCAAGACATGAAGATGGCTATCCAAAGACTAGAACTGTTGTTGTTGCAGGACCAATGATTGAGTTCGTTCTCACTGTTTACATGGGTGCAACTCTCATCGACCAGACCCAGCGGTTCGCAGATATTGACAAATGCCTATACTTTGCAGAACGGTTGTCTAACCAACGACCAGTCCCCGTAGGAGATAGCAGACGAATTAAAATAACAGCGGTATGCAAACCAACACCAAAATGAGGAAGCTATGGACCCAATTACCGCTATCACTGTTGCAACCACAGCCTACAATACAATCAAAAAAGGCATACAGGTAGGCAAAGAAATTGAGTCGATGTCCGGTGATTTAGGTCGCTGGATGAACGCCATCTCCGCCGTGAAGACTAGTCACAGCAAAGCCAAAGGACGTAGATTTGGCAGTGTAGAGGAAGAAGCCCTAGAGACGTTCGCAGCCAAGAAAAAGGCTGAACAGATGGAAAACGAACTTCGCAATTTCGTTATCGGGCAGCACGGTATGAATGCGTGGCAGGAAATCATACGAATACAAGGCGAATTGCGTAAGAAACAAAAAGAAGCGGAGATTTTAGCCGCCCAGAAACGCGACGAGTTAATTTATAATTTATGTATGCTGGGATTAATCGTCCTTTTTATCTCTTTAATTTTACCTATACTATGGGTAGTCATACAAAACATTTGACACAGACAGGTTTATCTTCTATAATAAGTCAAGAGGAGAACCCATGCGTCAGTTAGCTATAGAAGCCCTAAGACATAAATACGAGGCACAGAAGAAGAATGCGGAATACACTTTTAAACATTGTACAGACAATCTCGAACGGCTTAACGCTGCTTTGGGAGAGTGGGTTGACGCAAATCAAAAGCTTGATGCAATGGAAGAAATCGAGGATGACATCGATTTTTATTAAGTACCTTGCATTGGGTTTGCTAAATACTGGCAAGCCTTTTACTCGTGTAGGCAATTGGTTCTGGAAGAAGCACCGCGACGTGTTTAATTGGGACAAGTAATGGCACTTCGCAAACCACAACGTAGTTTGAAGGCTTGGACAAATCAAAAGTGGAGAACCGCAAGTGGAAAGCCATCCACACAGGGACCCAAAGCAACCGGAGAACGTTATCTACCGGCAAAAGCAATCAAGGCGTTATCGAAGGAAGAGTATGCGAAAACCACTGCTGCTAAAAGAAGAGCAACTAGAGCTGGTAAGCAAGTCGCCAAACAACCTAAAAAGATACAGGCTAAAACGAAGCCTTACAGAAGGGTAAAGTAGCATGGGTATTACTAGCTACCCAGAAGTTATTCTTGAAGGTACACCCTTTGACCTACAGGTATCTCGTGGAGATGTCTTCGGGCATGAGTCTCTATATAAGTTCGGGTTTAACTCAGATATTAATGGTACAGAAGAAACTATATGGACGCAGGGTGGTAATTATCCGTGGCCTACAGCGGCGTTTACAGCTTACATAGTTAGTGACGATGCAGCGGATACTTCTGCTGGTACAGGCGCACGTACAGTTAGGGTGCAAGGTTTAGATGAGAACTATGTATTCCAGAGTGTTGATGTAACACTGAACGGTACGACAGAAGTACAAGTTGGCGATGCTAGTGGTTGGCTACGTGTATACCGTGCCTTCGTACTGACTGCTGGTTCTGCTGGCACTGCCGCTGGTACAATCCTTATTCAGACAACAGGTGGTGGCACTATCTACGCTAACTTATCTAACGGCAATCAAACGCAGATGGCTTTGTACACTGTACCTGCTGGTAGAAGTCTATTCTTAGATGACCTTAACTTTACTGCTGCTATTAGTCTAGCTAATAATTACGCTGTAGTATCTCTTTCAGTTCGTGAGTTTGGCGGCGTATTTCGTAAACAGTTTATTAACACACTACAAAGTAACCAGCTTATTACTAAGTATGAGTACCCACTACGCTTTCCAGAGAAGACAGATATAGAGTGCCGTGCATTCTGTTCTAATTCAAACAATCTAATCGGTGCTTCATTTCAGGGTGTCCTTGTGGACAATAACTTATTATAATGGCTGAACGTAAAAAACGCACTCTTGCAACTGTACTTACCACAAGTAACGCGGATATCTACACGGTTCCTACACGGTTTACGAGTGATGTTAATAGCATATATATAAACAACGCATCTACCAGTGCCGTTACTTTTAGTTTAGACTGGTACGAAGTATCTACTACAACGTATCACACTTTGGCAGAAGCTGTGGTTCTTCAGCCTAATTCCCTGCTTCAAATTACAGACTATCCTTTATATCTGCACCCCGGCGATAAGGTTCGCGGATTAGCCAGCGCAAATAGCGCGGTAAATATCTCAATCGCATTAGAAGAATATTTCGAAACCTCACTTTAGGAGACACAAATCATGGCAATTACAACTGCAATGTGTAATAGCTTCAAGCAAGAGGTTCTTGGTGGTGTCCATGATTTGGATACCGATTCCTTGAAACTTGCTCTAATTAAAGCATCCCCCAGTGGCACCTACAATGCCAGCACAACCAACTATTCAGATGTAACCGGCAACAGCGACGAAGCCAGCGGAACCAACTACACAACAGGTGGTCAGGTTCTTGACGGTGCAACTATCTCTCTGGACGGCTCCACCGCAATCGTCGACTTTACAGACGAAGTGTTCGCAGACGTTACCGTATCCGCAGATGGTTGTATTATCTATAACACAGCACAGGCAAACAAAGCAATCTGTGTAATCGACTTCGGCGGAACTGTTAGTGCAACTGCCGGTGACTTGACTATTGAATTCCCTGCTGCGGATGCAAGCAACGCCGTAATTCGCATTGCGTAGGTAGACGGCTATGGCTATCATAGCACAGTCAGCGCGGTACGGGGTAGGCATATATGGCACATCCCGATACGGCGAAGTAGATATCACAGCAAGCATAGCTGGAGTTTCTGCGACTGGTGCGATAGCCCTCGTAGTTGCAGGCGGGTTCGAAGTAGATGTTACAGAACGTATTCCTACAGGTGTTAGTGCTACAGGTTCAATAGGAACCGTAAACATATTTACTAAGGTATCTGTTGTAGGCGTGTCAGCGACAGGTACAGTTAACACCGTAAAAGAAAACATTAATACTCCAATAACAGGAGTACAAGCTACAGGCTCTGTAAACACTGTAGAAGAAAAGCCGACTGAAGCTTTGGGCAGTGTGAGTGCAACAGGCACCGCAGGAACCGTACAGGTTAATTTAGCTGAAGTTCTTACTGGGGTAGAAGCAGAATTTAATTCTCTTAAACCTTTTACAGCAAGTGGTGATGCACAGCTTTCTACAGCAGAAAAGAAGTTCGGCACTGCTAGTTTACTACTAGATGGAACAGGTGATTTTGTAACAACAAGTTACACTTCAAGTCTGTTAACAAGTTCAGAGTGGGCTGTAGATTTTTGGGTTTACTCTTCAACGCTAACAAGTCAAACTGCTCATCTTTGGGATGGACAAAACTCTAACTCTGGTTTTGCTTTACGTATTAGTAGTGGTAATCTTCAAGTAATAAAAGATAATTCTATAACTAGGTCAGTTAGTGGACAATTAAGTAACAATACTTGGCATCATATACGACTACAAAGAAGGTTTGCCTTTACCGAAGTATTTGTAGATGGATATCAAAGAGGTCAGCAAGCAGGTGCAGGATACAATGCTCATACCTATGTAATTGGGGCTAAAGAAAATGGCTCTGAAGAATTTACAGGATACATAGACGAATTTAGAGCATCTACACCAACAGGTCTTTCTGCCGCAAGTTTTACACCTGAGACAGAAGCATACTCTTTAGATGGAAGCACAGAAGCACTACTTCATTTTGATGGTACAAATGGCTCTACTACTATTACGAATGAAGCATCTAATGTAATTATTGTTACAGCAACAGGTGCAGCCAATCTAACACTTACAGGTGTTGAAGCTGTTGGTTTTGTAAACACAGTAGAAGACCAACCAACCGAAAGAATAGCGACAGGGGTAGCAGCCGCAGGTGCCGTTGGAAGCTTAACGCTTCACACTACCGCTGGAATTTCGGGTGTACAAGGAACCTTTACTGTCGGAACCGGAACTTATACCGGAGTACACTTCGATTTCAACGCGGTTCGCGAACTATATGATAGACGGCGTACCTCAGTGATAGACAGGGCAGCTTAAAAATGCCACTTACAACTTACGAACGAACAATCAACGTTCCCCAAGAAACACGGGTTGTTGCGGTAGAAAGTATCGGCAACAGCTTTACAAGAACAGTCTACGTGGAGTAATCTATGTCATACAAATGGCCCTTCAAAGACCCCGGAGAGACGCTCGACTACAGCATGGACTGGTCGCGCTTTCTTGGTGCCGCAACCATCTCCACAGTCGTCTGGTCTGTGGAAACCGACGACTATTCCACCCGTACAGTTTTGGCTTCGGGTCAGGACCTAACTACCGCATCAGGCGGAGCAACCACGGACAGCATTCAAAATGTGTCCCAAACACAGACCGACACGGTTGCTACCATCAATATCGGCAGCGGAGTAAACACCCGAAATTACACGTTTTACTGCACGATGACAGACTCCACAGGCAGCACAGCTATTCGCTCCGTTAACCTCAAAGTAAGGACCCGGTAACTATGGCCTATGATTATCTCAGCTTAACCAACGATGTTGCCAAACGCCTAAATGAGACGCAGCTAACCTCTGCGAACTTTGCGTCAGCTACGGGGTTTTACAGCGCAATCAAAGAAGCTGTAAACTCTTCTATTCGCCATATCAATCAGGCACACTTTGGCTGGCCCTTCAATCACAACACATATCAGCAAACCTTAACTGCAGGGGTTACCAGATACCCTATTCCGTCTCAAGCAAAGTACGTTGATTTTGATACCTATCGGGTTCGCAGGGATACAACTCTAGGTTTAGGCAGAGCCGAACACCTTACTCAGATTAGCTATGACGAGTACGTGGACCGGTTCATCGACCAAGAGGACGAAACCAACACGGCTCTAGGCGCGGTTCCAGAGCGTGTGTTCCGTACCCAAAATGGTGAGTGGGGCGTAGTTCCTATGCCAGACAAAGCCTATCAGGTAGACTTCGAATACTTCATGGACCCTGTTGACCTCATCCTCAATACAGATGTCCCGACAATTCCAGAGCGGTTTCGTCACGTAATCATCGATGGGGCTATGTACTATGCCTACATGTTCCGTGACAACCTAGAGATGGCATCGGTTTCACAACGCAAGTTCGACGAGGGTATCAAACAGATGAGAACAGTAACGGTCAACGAAAACATCTACATGAGGGCATCGTAAGCCCATGCCTGACCGTTGGCAAACATACGCCATCGAATTTAAAGGTGGCCTCATCACGAACATGTCCCCGTTGCAGCATGGTATCAATGCTCCGGGGTCGGCTCGTATCCTTCGTAATTACGAACCATCTATCGAGGGTGGTTATCGTTCGATTCAAGGCTACGATAAGTACGACCCAGACATCGTTCCCCCGTACGGTGCGCCACTGGTTCACGGCAACGGACAGAGCGGCACAACCCTGATTGTCGGCAACATCTACACCGAACCTGCCGCAACCGACGTGTTTTCTCTTGCTGGCGGGGCTGTAGATGGCGCGGCACAGACAGGAACGAGCCTCGACGTAGATGGCTTGGATGTTGCTCCATCTGCAAACGACACATTTACTATTGCTGGGGATACCACAGTCTACACAGTGAGTGCCGCAACCGCTCTCGTAGGTACGGCATCTACCCTGACCATCACTCCGGCAATCACAGTAGCACCTGCAGATGATGCCGTTCTGTCGTTCCGCTACACGATTGCATCTGGCGGTGTCTCTTTTAGTTCTGTGAACAAACGGGCTACCTTGACCCTAGACCAAACGATGGTTGTCAACCCGTCAGACCAAGATGCCCTAACCTTTGTATCTGGCTCTGGAATCATTCAAGGGGTACACACCTTCGAAAGCGCAGTGATTGCAGCACGGGGTTCGGACCTGTTTAAATCAACGGGTTCGGGGTGGACAAAGGTAAACACACCCAACTATGGTACTGTCTTGGTAGACGGCGGTTCGCAAACCGGTACTAGCTTGGTCGTAGATGGCATCACAGGAACACCACAGGTCGGCGACACCTTTACGATTGCAGGCGTAGACCTAATCTACACCTTGACAGCTACCCCAACGGTTACCAGTGGCTCTGCAACCTTTGCTATCGACCCTGCCCTGAACAGCAGCCCTGCAAATAACGCAGCCTTGACGTTCCTTTCTGTAGACCGCACCGGCATGGACAAACACCGGTTCGTGAACTTCAACTACAGCGGAACCGACTACATGGTAGGGGTCGATGGGGCCAACGTACCATTTGTGTACGACGGAACGTTCTTTACCGCCCTCGACAGTATTCCTACGGACGGTAACGGCGCAGGCCACGTAGCAAACTTCAAGAACCAGCTTTTCTTTGCAAAGGGTTCGAACCTGCTGTTTACAGCCCCTTATACCTTCGACGACTTCTCTGCAGCAAGTGGCGCAGGAACAATAAATGTCGGAAGTGCAATTACGGGCTTGATTATTTTCAGAGAACAGCTTATAATATTTAGTGAGAGGTCTATCAAGCGACTGGTAGGCAATACGATTGGAGATTTCCAGCTTCAGCCTATTACTCTGGATACCGGCTGTACCAAAACCGACACAATTCAAGAGATTGGCGGGGACGTACTTTACTTGGGACCAGACGGAATACGAAGTTTGTCTGCAACCGACAGGGTAGGGGACTTCAACCTTGCCGTTGTATCGAAGCCGATACAAGATGACGTAACCAACTTTGTGAACCGTAACACCTCGTTTAGTAGCGTGGTAATCAGACCGAAGAGCCAGTACAGGCTGTTTGGGTACAACACGAACTTTTCGGCAGACGCATCACAGGGTATCATCGGTTCGCAGGTGGAGCAGGGAATCAACTGGGCAGAGTTGCGGGGATTCAAGGCGTACGTTGCCAGTAGCAATCTCTACGAAGGAATTGAAACCATCGTGTTCGCGAACACAACCGGATACGTTTATCAGATGGAATCGGGGAACAGCTTGGATGAGAGCGACATCTACTCGACATTTGCCACTCCTTACATCCCAATCAACGACCCCCGCATTCGCAAGACAATCTACAAAATGTTCTTGTACACAGACCCGCAGGGAAGTTACTCATCAGAAGTAAACCTATTATTTGATTTTGACGAAGCTGGGATTATTCAACCAAACCCATTTTCATTTAACAACACGTCGGGGGCTACTGCCCCGGCCTTTTACGGAACTTCCATTTTTGGAACAGGCTCATACGGCGGAACGATACAACGCCTCTTTGAAAACCAAACAGTAGGCTCTGGGTATGTTGTTTCGATACAGTTCCGAACCAATTCAACAAACCCACCACACTCTTTAGATGCTCTAACGCTCGAATACGGCACTTACGGGCGTAGGTAATAGAAGGATACCACTATGGGACAAGGTTACACACGAAACGACACAGGTAATAACATTGCAGATGGCAACATCATCAACGCTTCGGACCTCGACGGTGAGTTCGATGCGGTAGAATCTGCGTTTAACGAATCAACGGGCCACACCCACGATGGCACGGCAGCAGAAGGTGCGCCGATTACCGTGCTTGGTCCGGTTCAAGATTTCATTGCAAGTGCCACAGAAATCAAGCCGAAGACCACGAACACGTTGGATATTGGAACCGCTGCCTTGCAGTTCAAGGATATGTATCTCGACGGGGCTGCATACATCGGTAACATCAGTGTAGACGGTAACACCATCTCAAGCACCGACACAAACGGTAACATCACCCTTGCACCAGACGGTACAGGGGTCGTTGCGTTGTCTTCAACTGACCTGACCTTCGGCGACAACGACAAGGCTATCTTTGGTGCTGGGTCTGACTTGCAGATTTACCATGATGGGAATAACAGCTACATTGATGATACTGGTACTGGCGATTTAAACATTAGAGCTAGCAATCAGGTCCGCATTCAAAATGTAGCAGGAACAGAAAATTATCTATATTTAGAAGAAAGCGGGCCAGCAATTTTATTTTATGGTGGTTCTAACAAACTAGAAACCACCGCCACAGGCATTGACGTAACAGGCACAGCAGTCACAGACGGCCTCACAGTAGCTGGCAATGTCAGTGTAGACGGCGGCACAATTAAGCTGGATGGTAACTATCCTGTTGGCACAAACAATGTGGCGTTGGGTGATACTGCGCTGGACAGCAATGTGTCTGGTGCGTCAAATACAGCGATTGGTGCAGATGCACTTACAGCGAACACCGCAAGCAACAACACTGCTGTGGGGTATCAGGCTCTGTATGCAAATACCGCTGTTGGCAATACCGCTGTTGGTAACAGAGCCGCACAAAATAATACAACTGGTGTTAATAATAGTGCCTTTGGTGATTATGTGTTAGGTTTGAACACTACAGGGCAAGGTAACAGCGCATTTGGTGGCTCTGAAACCATACCAGCATTGTACACAAACACAACTGGGTCATACAACACAGCAATGGGAACTGGTGCACTGCTCTCCAACACCACCGCCGACAACAACACAGCAGTGGGTTATGAGGCTGGGTATAGCAATACTACTGGCGAAGGTGCAACCGCAATTGGTACTCAATCCTTATATTCAAACACTACGGGCAATGGCAACACTGCTCTTGGTTATTTTGTTTTATACTCTAATACAACTGGCACAGAAAACACCGCGATAGGTGGCGGGTATGGCTCTGGTTCAACACTGCAATACAACACCACTGGTAATTACAATGTGGCGGTAGGCAGTGCTGCATTAAGAAACAACACCACTGCAGCTAACAACACTGCGGTGGGGTATCAGGCGGCTTATAGTAATACTACGGGTGCAAACAATACCTCAATCGGCTATCAGTCGCTTCTTGATAACACAACAGGTTTCTCATTGACTTCAGTTGGTTGGGGTTCTTTGGCTAATAATACTACAGGTTACGAAAATGTGGCTGTTGGAGTATCTACATTAAGAGATAACACCACAGGACTTAATAATATAGCAGTTGGAGGTTCTGCACTTTTATCCAACACCACCGCAAGCAACAACACTGCCGTTGGGTATCAGGCTGGGTATAGTAATACCACTGGGTCAGCAAATGTTGCTGTGGGTAAAGCTAATTTGTATAGCAATACAATAGGTATAAATATTACATCAGTTGGCGAAGGTGCTTTATTTTCATCGACTACAGGCAGCTATAACACTGCTGTAGGTATGCAAGCTTTAAATCAAAACACCACCGCATCTGGCAACACAGCAGTGGGTTATCAGGCTGGGTATAGTAATACGACTGGCGAACAGAACGCTCACATTGGTTTTACATCTGGTCAGCTAAACACAACTGGTTATAATAATTCTGCGCTAGGTTACAACTCGTTAAAGTCAAATACTACAGGTGCTAACAACACTGCTATTGGTCATAGTGCATTAACAGCCAACACCACCGCTAATAACAACACTGCTGTGGGTTATGCTGCTTTGCAATCAAATACAACAGGAACAAGAAACAACGCACTAGGCTATCTTTCGTTAGACGCTAACACAACTGGTGTTGATAACACCGCAATGGGTTATCTTGCTTCAAGGTTAAATACTACAGGTGCATACAATACTTCTTATGGTAGTTATGCACTCTACGCCAACACCACCGCCAACTACAGCACCGCTGTCGGGTACGAAGCTGGATATAGCGGAACAACGGCTTCAGACTACAACACGTTTATGGGGTATAGGACAGGTGTTAATAATATATCTGCCGCTAACACTGGTGTCGGGGCATTGGTGCTGGATAGTAATACTTCTGGGTATTACAATGCGGCATTTGGCGTAGAAGCACTAGGCGCCAATACATCGGGGATTGGCAATACAGCACTTGGTTCTTATTCACTTTTTAACAACACCACCGCATCCTGGAACACGGCTGTGGGTTTTGAGGCTGGGCGCAGTAATACTGCTGGAGCCAAAACTGTTGCAATCGGTAATGGTGCTTTACGTTCAAATACGACAGCCAATTACAACAATGCCGTTGGAAGTGAATCTTTATATTTAACTACCACTGGCGCTCACAATAACGCACTTGGTTATGGTGCTTTGTATACAAACACAACTGGTTCGTACAATACGTCTATTGGTCATCAAACCTTAAACTCCAGCACCACCGCTGGCTACAACACGGCACTGGGTTATCAGGCGGGGTTTAGTAATACTACTGGTATTGGGAATACATTCATTGGTTTGCAGAGCGGATATTATACTACTGGCAATTATAACACATTTATCGGGCCTTCTGGCCCAAATGGTGCTTCTGGTGCGGCTATAACAACAGGTTCTAAAAACACCATCCTTGGCTCATATTCGGGCAATCAAGGCGGCCTAGACATCCGCACAGCCAGCAACTACATCGTGCTGTCGGATGGCGATGGTAATCCACGGATGCGGATGAATGGTTCTGGCTTGTTTTGCTTAGAGGTATACAGCGTTACTGGTGCGGCAACGGCTAATGTGTATGTTGACTCTTCGGGAAACTTGTACAGAGCAACATCTTCTTTGAAGTACAAAACAGATGTTCAAGACGCTGAACACGGTCTTGCCGACGTACTAAAACTGCGGTCTGTTATATACAGGAGCAAAAAAGAATCTGAAAGTGGCATTACATTTGGCGGCTTTATTGCTGAAGAAGTCCACGATGCTGGACTTACAGAGTTTGTGCAGTATAACGATGATGGCGAACCAGACGCATTAGCTTACGGCAATATGGTGTCGCTGTGCATCAAAGCCATCCAAGAACAGCAAGAAACAATCACAGCATTAACAGCAAGAATAGAAGCACTAGAGGCTCGTATAGCCGCACTTGAGTCCTAATTTACAAGGAGATTAAAATGGACGAACTAACAGCAGAACAAATCGCACAGCATTACACAGCAATGGGTCACAGCGTTGACCTCATCAATGCTATTATTGCTGGCACAGCTATGGCAGACGATGATGCAGCAGATAAGCAGGATTGCGTAGACCGTAATGTTGAGCATCTGGAAATCATGGTTGCAAAAGACTTCTGGACTACAGAAGACATGACAGCAGCCAATGCCGCTATCTCTGCTGGCAACTCCTACACAGCGTAGGGGTTGACCAGTGGACATGACCAGCCTCATCGATATGCTCATCGGCCTGTTCGTGGCTGGTCTGGCGTGGTTCCTAAAGGAACAAAACGGTGAACAGAAACGCTTGAGTATCTTGGTTAACAAGACACGCGAAGAGTACGCAACTCGTGAAGATGTTCGCAACGATATGCGGCAGGTCATGGAAGCCTTGCATCGGGTCGAGGATAAGTTGGATAAGGTTTTGCAAAGGGACTAGGGTATGGTGGATATAAAAAAAGAAATGGAAAAAACGGCTGGTGGAGACACTAGCGATATGCCAACGGTAACCCCGACCTTTATTTCGGAAACTCCAGACACTATAATGGACACTTCCGGTAAGACTGTGGGTGCAGCCCCCACTGCCGGAACCACCACTGCCGACACCTCTGGTTTAACCACCACAGCCCCTACTGGCGTTGCTCCGGGGGTCGGGCAAATCGCAGGGGTAGATGATGTAACAACCGATTTAACAGCCTTGGGACCAATGACGGGGGCAACCCTAACCCCCACAGGCCCTTACGTTGATATGACAGGTGTACAAGCTGGCCCCTCTGCAGGGGCTATTGCTACTGCAGCAACAGACCAGCTAGACCCACGGGCTACCACACAGTATCAGCTAGGTCAGCTAATGTCATCCCTGCAAAGTGGTGCGCCAATGCCCCCTTGGGCTGCTCCAGCGGTTCGCAAAATTGGTTCCATTATGCAGGCTCGTGGATTGGGTGCCAGTTCGATGGCAGGGGCCGCAATGACACAGGCCCTGATGGAATCTGGGGTTACTATTGCCCAGCAAGATGCGAACAAATACGCAACCATCCAGTTAGCGAACCTCAACAACAAGCAGCAAACTGCCCTAGCTAACGCTGCTACGTTCGCGGCGATGGACAAGGCTAATTTGAATGCCCGCATGACGGCTGCCGTTACAAACGCACAGGCATTCCTGTCTGTAGACCTAAAGAACCTTGACAACGAACAAAAAGCAAACACCCTAACTTACCAAAGCTTGGTTCAAGGGCTGTTCAAGGATGCCGCTGAAGAGAATGCCCGTCGTCAGTTCAACGCCAAGAATGAACTGCAGGTAGAAGAGTTCTTTGCGGAACTAGGCGCACAGGTGGATACTGCGAACGCGAACCGTGTTGCTGCTATGCGTCAGTTCAATACATCCGAAGCTAACGCAATGAACCAGTTCAATGCAAGCATGAAGGATTCGCGGGACAAGTTCAACTCGCAGATGAAGTTCGCGGTTGACCAGTCGAATGTCGTTTGGCGCAGGGAAATCAACACTGCGAACACGGCTATCCAAAACGAAACCAACCGTATAAACACTCAAAATGCTTACAACATGACTGCGAACGCTCAGAACAACCTTTGGCAATCTTACCGCGACAACGCAGCTTGGAACTTTCAGAAAAGTGAAAATGCGCTGGCCCGCGAACATGATTTGGCCCGGATTGCTTTTAACTATGCAAACGCCAAGGACATGTACAGCCAAGAACAAAAAGACGAGTTGATGAAGGGCTTGGGCAATTGGTTTATTCGCTGGGCCGCATCTTAATAGATAGGATTTAGATATGAGTTTATGGGACACAATTGTAGATTTTATAGAGCCTGCTTGGGACTTTGTAATGGGTACAGAAGAGTGGGAAAGCGGAGATTTAGTTGGTTTTAGTGGTGGGGTTCGCGGATTCCTAGACCCTGCCGCAGATTTTTTTGGTAGTGATGCAAGTATGAGTCAGTTCCTAAAAAGCGGTGCTAAATACTACTTAGACTCTCAAGAAAAAGGCGGGCCTATGGGCGCATCCAAAATGAAGGTTGCTGACATTGGTTCTGCACCCTCTTCAGCAGCGGCAGCACTAGCCGCAGCACGTAACCCCGTAGGTTTAAGAAACCCAGATATACAGGCTGCTATCCGCGCAACTGCCGGTCGTACAAATTTCAACCCGCAACTAAACGAAATTTCAAAACAATATCTTACAAAACGGCAAGGTCAGATGACATTAGGCGTTGGCTCACCATCTTTAGGACGGGTTACTCCTACATCTGCAGCCCCTGTTCGGACTGCCGCTAAAGAAGTGGAACTGGGATAATGGCTATTAGAGACCCTCGCCTTGGAGACATGTTCGCTGAAGCACCTCCGGGACATTCCTTAACACAGGACAATTCTCAATGGCCTTGGGGACAGCCACCGCAAGACGTTGACCCAGACATTGCCCTAGAAAAAGCAATTAATAAAATCAAGAAGCCTAAAGTAAAGCAAGAGTTGCTAAAGCTGATGATGGTCGGTATCTCTATCGAAGTTATCATCGAAGGCATTATTTTTACAGGGTTCCAAGAGGGGCTGTTCACTCCTGATATGGGCATGTTGATGAAACCATCTTTGGCTATCTTCCTTGCGAACATGGCAGAAGAAGAGAACATTCCGTACCGCCTGTTCGAGAACGACGACGCGGATAAAGAAAACGAAATGGACGATGAAACCTTCTTCCGTATGATGAAGCAAAACAATCCAAGCATGTTTACCTTCATTCAAGAAACTGTCAACGCCACTATCCGTGAAGGCAATAAGCCCCGCGAACCAGAAGAGCGCGGTTTTCTTACCGATGATGAAAATAAGGAGACTAAATAATGACTGCTTTACTTTCATTTGTTAACGGCATGGTGCAGGGCAAGCGTGAGATGGATGCTGAAGCTGCTGCTCAAAGAAAAGCTAACGCAGAAGCAGATGCAGAAAGAAATAAGCTATTGTTTACCTCTGGGGTAGATATACTTAAATCCAAAGAGGGTGATAAAGGCGTTGCTGCACAACTTATAAAAGCCTCCGGTATGGGGGGTGGCATGGATTTCACAACCCTAGCTAATACGATGAATAACGTAGATTCTAGTTTTGGCTATAATCAACTTCAGTTTCCTAAACCCTTTAAAAAATGGGAAGAAGATATTCGCCCAGACAACAAACTCCGTGCAGGTGGTACTTGGCTGCGAACCATGAACGATATTGTTCGCAAACCCGAAGAACGGCAACGCATGAGAGAACACTTTTTTCAGAATCCGCAGGATTTCGCAGCGTTTAAAACAGATGTGTTCACATATGGGGATTACTATATTGATGGGCAGCGTAAGATAAATCCAGTATCTGGAGAAATCGAATCTGAATACATCCATCCGCAAGACAGCTATAAAAGTCTATTTAATTTCTTAAACGAACTAGACCCACAGGCTGAGAACCAGCCAAAGGCAAGCGACCAAGTAACCGTAAATGCACACGCAAAACTGATAGAAAAAGAATTAAACGTTGGCAATATCAGCAGCCCAGACAAAGCCTTTATATTCTCTTTTAGAACAGAAGAGGGTAAGAGAAAAGAGTCTGTAGTAGAGTTCGCTGACCCGAACCAGCTAGATGCTCTAGGCCGCATATCAGCAAACTTGGGATACGGAGCCGATAAAGAAGGTGTTCAAAAATTCATAACGAACTTTTCAGATGTGGCCCGTGCTGAAGATGCGGAGTCTGCCTACTCAACTCTTCTGTCTGCAGTAGAGATGGAACAGTTTGGATTTGGCGACCTAGCAAGAACTATGGGTGGTAACCAAGCCATGAACCAGCAGTTCGCGAACTATGTTCAAGAAGAGTTTGGCGGAGACCGTCGCGCAGCTATTCAAGCATATGCCCCTTTGATTAAGCTAAAGGAAGATAATGTTCCCGTAATAGGTTTCAATAAACGTCGTGTTAAGATGAAGCCTGCCGACGATTACTTTAAATCTAATGGCTTGAACCGTTCGCAGGTTATCGACCAGTACGAGGCTAATCAAACTGCTTTGCGCCAGTTGCAACAGTTAGATGAACTTCTTAAAAAGGATAATACTCCTACAGGTCTTAAAGCAGCTATGCAAAGCGTAGGGTTTGGTATCTTTGGTGAAGGTGGTCAGTTACAGCAGTTCTTTGGAAGTTTTGAAACTGCAGAGGGTACAGACGCAGCAACCTTGACAGAAGTTGCAGTGCGCTCTGGATTTCTTTCACCTGAATCTGCCAAAAACCTATCTGTAATCGACTCTTTGAAGTTGTCTCTTGCAGCACAGATGGCTCGCGCTGTTGACCCATCAGGTCGTCTATCAAACCAAGACTTTGAAATTCAACTACGCCGTCTAGGACAGACAGGATTGTTTGTATCTAAACCTCAAGCTACTGCAGGTCTAGGTCAGGTTATCAGTGATTTTGAAAACAACAGCACCAGACTGGCGGTCCTCTACGAAGTTGCTCAAGTTCCAGCAGGAGAATTCGGGAAACGAGAAGCCCGTATTTTGAAAGCCGACGGAGTAATCCGCCGTATCGAATCTGCGAACTATGCAGCTACAACACCCAAGCCTTCCGTTGGAGCATCCGCCGCTGAAGAGCCTAAGACGGGCCTTGTATTAGACCCCTCTGGATACTATACAGATGGACAGGGTAATTTCTTCACTGATGAGCAGGGTACGAAACCTGCATCTATGGAAGCGATTTTGAAAGCAATAGGAATGGGGGCTTAATAAATGGCAGAGCCACAAGAAAATGTTAAGCCTGTTGCTGAACGGGATATCATAGGGTTCGACACATCAGGTGACGCTCCCGCTACAGATACCAAGCCTCCTCGTATTTCCATTGCACCTGTAGAAAACAAGGTGATGCTCGACGAGCCTGTTTCGCGAACAACCACTGTAAACGACCCTGTTCTGGACGTTCCTGTTACCGAAACTAAAACTCTAGCCCCTGCTGCTGCCCAAGACGTACAGGCCCAGCAGACTGGTGCTGCGTGGGAAGATGTTCTTGCTGGTAAAGTAGAGAAAGTTGGGGACATTACGATTAACAATCGTGTCTTGGAGTTTGCGAACAGCAATCCGAAGGCTATGCTTGCTCTGCGTTCTGCGTGGGCAAAGTCATCTCAGCCACAGGTTCCCGGTGAAGATGTTATCATCCCATTTGTTCGTGAAGGCGAGGTGGTTGCAGCCCAAGTGGTCCAAGACCCCTTGATGATTCCGGCTGCGGAACGCTACGCCCAGAACCGTGTCAATCTTGATAATCTTGTATCTCAGTATGTGCCTGACCCAGCGGTTCGTCAAATCTTTGTTGACCGGTTTGAAACTGGGGACTTCTATAATTCTTTAGAGACGCGGCTTGCAGAAGCTGGACAGTTCGTGGCAACCGGCATCCCTATGATGGGTATCATGGGATATAACGCAGCAGGTGCCCTTTTCGATGCAAAAGAAAAAGGAACTGATTTTTCATCTGAATGGGGTGCAAGAGGTAACGATATTCAACAAGCTTTAGACTCCACCTACAAGGCAATCAATTCTGTAATTCCAAACCCAACAATGAAGATGGCGTTTAATGATAGCATTCACGATGAATTTAAACGCAGGCTAGATGCGGGTGAAATTACATTAGACCAATACAACGCTCAAACAATGATAGAGGTCGATGGCGAACTACAGCCAAAAGAGTTCATCACAGAAGAAGCAGCCGCGAACCTCATAGACCTTGCATTCAACGAACTGCCTCGTTCCGAACAGTTTGGGGTTATGTTCCTTGAGAATGTAGTTGGTATGGCAGGACCGGGTGTGCTAAGAGGCGAGCGAACCTTACGCAAGTTCCAGAAACTGAAGGACTCCTACAAAGGTACAGCTATGGGCCGCATCCTTGACGATGTGGACGACCCGTTCGAGGCTGCACAGATTATCAATCAGGCAGAGGGACGCAACAAAATCAACTTGAAGGCTCTTAGCATTGGGGTTAGCCAACAGCGAACCACACAAGCTATGGGTCGTTTGAACGATGACTTGCGGAACACCGACCTTGAGATGGACGCACTGGTTCGCAAAGGTGTTGCCAAGAACAGTGCCGAATATAAGGTGCTAGAAGGCAAGCGGCAAAACCTAATCAACCGCAAAATGCAATCTATGTACACCCTCAAGGCATATCCATACCTAAAGCAAAATGTGGAGGATGCTTTAATCTTGTCTGCAGGACAGCTTGCTGGACGGGCGTATTTATCTTCTGCATATGGTATGGACCCTATGGCTGCAGAGGCAATCGGCTTGATAGGCATGATGACTATAGGCGCACCAACTACCCGTTTTATCGGGGGACAAGCCTCTAAATTCCTGTCAGCACCACGGGGCGGTGTTGGGTCGAACGTTGCTGCCGTAGCCGATTTTATGACCTTTGGAAAATACAAGGGTTTCAATATTACAGACAACACCCTAAAAGATTACGAAGCAGCGACTGGTATTAAGCTAACTGCTGAACAGCGCAAGGCAATCAACTATTCTATTTACTTGGTGAACAACACCTCTAGCCCTGCAGCCCGTGAAAAAATCTTGAAGGCTGTCGATGATTACGTCGAGTTACAAGACCGTATCGTAAGCCAATTCCCTGAAGAGTCACGGGATAAGGCTAAAGAACTGTTTACTATGTCGTTCGCACAGTCTTCGAACTTGGGACCTCTTGCAGCCCTTCATGCGATGTCTATAAATAAGATTGACGCAAAGAAGCTGAAGAACATGGATGCAACCTATATGGTTGAATTAATGAAGCAGGCTGATGCACAGGTTCGCGCAACAGAACTAGCCTTGGACAACTTCCAAGAGTTTGTCCGGGTAACTGATGGTATTGCAGACCGCGAATCAATCCAAGCAATGTTGGATAACACCCGCAATGCAACCGCCAAGTTCAAGGATGATTTGAACCGCCGTTCGGAAAGTACCCTAGAAATCTTGGGGGATATCCGCAAACAGGTTTTATCAGACCCAACAATTGATGTTCCTGAAGGATTCCTTGACAACCTAGTGGAAGCAGACGTTGCCTTGAAGAAGCGTTTAGGCCAGATTGTTGACGAACGTAAAACAATAGGCGAGGTCGTTACAGATATCTATGCTGGTGTGACAGATAGAGTTAGCAGCTTGAAGTCTCGTCGCGGTAAGGGACGGGGATATGTTGCAGGTTTATCTCGCGCTATGGAAGATGCCCTAGATGCTCATCTAGAAAGCATGTATGCAAAAGGCAAGGCAGCATACAATGCGGTTCGCGAAGCCGCTAAGACTGCACCACCTATTGATATGCACGATGCTGTTATCGACCTGATGAGCAAAGCAGGTGAAACAGACATGGCTCGCTTCTTTAGCCCCAGCGGTCAGTTCTTTGCAGGCCGTATGGGTCGCATAGCTTATCGGACGTTTGATGATATGGTTAAACGAACCATTCCTGCAGAAACCATGGGTGAGATTAGACAAACACTGGTAGCTAACGGGTTCGGTCAAGAACTGGTCGAAAACATGTCAGACCTAGAAATTGCCCTCGAAATGCAGCGAATCTCGCCCAGCTTCCGTCCCTTTGCACAGGCAAATGCCTATGAGGTCGACGAGATGCGACGTGCTTTTAGGGATTATGCCTACGGTGTGCGCGAATCTAAGCCAGAACTAGGGCGTGAAGTCCAGATGTTCGCGGCTAACATGGATAACTTAATCCGTACTCAAGACGGTGAAACCTTCTCTCTATTGACAAAAGCCCGCGAAACATATCGCAGTGAGATTGGTGATAGACTCCGCAGGGGAAGTACGGTTCGCAAACTGGACGATGCCCGTCAAGGCCCAGAGAAAAGGGAAGTCGATGCCAATAGTATGACACGGTATCGGTACATAAATGAACAGAGCAACCCGTTCGGCTATATACGTCCCCTGACCAACAAAATCACAGGTGCTTTGAACAACAAGCCTGCAGACCAAGCTGATATTCGCAGCATGATTGATAACCTTGCAACAGATTGGGGTGACCGTGTTGATGGACAAACTGTCTTCAATCTGGATACAGAAGAAGGCAAGGCAAAGTTCGCGGCTATTCAAAACCTAGTCAACGAACAAATCTACGCTGACTGGACAGAGCGGGCTATTGCCGTGTTCGAAAAGACAGACGGTCCTGCAAGTGTGTTAGAAGGCGGATATAGCTTCAAGAACCTTGCAGATGAAGGTTTGATGAACGACCTGACAACTGTAACCATTCGTCAAAACGGTGAGAACATCGACGTACCTTTGGTGAACTTAGGTGATATGTATTCAGAAGCCCGTGACATCAGCCGCATCATTCGGGAGAACAAAGCGGTTCGCAAACGGTACAAAGAGTTCGCAGATGATTTTGCAAACGTTGAGAGCCAAGTTCGTCGCAACGCAGACAACAATATCAAGATGGATGCAGATTCCCTGAACGCCTTGCAGCGGTTCACGGGAGATATTACACCTGACCAGTTTTACGAACAGTTTGTCTTGAATGGTAGTGAGACAAGGTTCGACACTCTTCGCGACACATTTATCCCAGCAGTTGTCAAGACAGGTAAATCTGCAGACGAAGCAGAAGCTATGTTTGACAGGGCCGTCAGTGGTCTTGTATCAAAGGCGTTTATGAATCGTGGCGGATTAGCCCCATCACAAGGTATGCGTATGACTGCTTTGGATGGCGGCAAAATGAAGGTTCGTCAATTCACAACACCAGAAGTTATGCTGGCAGATGTTCAGGAACATCGTGAAATGTTGGAGATGATACTAGGTGCAGACCACGTAAATTATCTAACAGACATTGCAGACTTCCTAGACCGTGCCGCTACTTCACAAGCACGTAGCGTAGAAGGTGTTGTCAAAGGGTACTCTGTCAATGAAGGTTTGAGCCGCTTGTACAACATCAGCCGTGGCATGGTTAGCCCGCTATACGTCACTTCGGAGTTCGCAGTACGTATGGCTGCACAATCCGGCATTGAGGTATTACAGCTTGCAGCCGGTAACAAGGAAGCAGCCCGCATCATCAACAACATGTTCAAATACCCGGAACTGGTCACACGAACAGATGTAGACAACTTAAACGGACTTCTTGTAGAGTTCGCAACAACAGAACTAGCCCGCATGGGTCAACGTGAATTACCTGCCTTAATAGGAGATGAAAATGAAACCAATACCGAAGGACAATAAGGGACTTGCCAAGCTACCCAAGCCTGTTCGCAACAAGATGGGCTTCATGGCTCGTGGCGGCAAGACCAAGGGCTATGCCTATGGCTCAATGGTTCGCAGCCCTATGAACCCAGAGACAAGCATGACAAGCATGTTCAATCCTATGCAACCTCGTCAGCAAAAGGGCATGGGTATGATGTACGGTGGAAAGGCCAAGAAGAAGAATGGCTACTAAAATCAAAACCGTTCCTGCACCTAAAGGCTATCACTGGATGAAGAAGGGCAGTGGATACCAGCTAATGAAAAACCCCAAGGACGGCTATAAGCGTCACAAGGGGTCTAGTTTACGGGCTAGGTTTAAGGTTCAAGAAAAGCACTAGATATAGCGGCTAGACTTCTCCATCATTTCATCACCAACAGACTTTAAATAACGTAAAAGACTTGCTACCTTGAAGGTTCCTTCATACTGTGGCAGGTCTTTTTCCATTAGGCGAGCAAACTGGTCGGGGTCTACACACTCCAAATCCATCTCTACATTGCCCTTGTCATTTAGATGAGCCGTGAGTTTAAAGAGTTCAGCTTTAGGATGTTTGTTGCTCATCTTTATACGCCTTAATTACATCTGTTGAAAACAACTTCTGTAGATTCAGAAGGTACATCCGTGAAGCGTTGTTGTCTCCACCGCTCACGGATTTTTTGTAATCTAAATTATTTATGATGCGTTTCAAGGACGGCACGTCAAACACCAAGGTTGCAAAAGTGTCGTCACCAATGCAAAGGTTGTGGAACCAGTAGTCTGCTTCAGTTGCTTCTATGCCACTGGGCTTGCCATAGGATTCGTACTCTATGGCTATGTTGCCAGTTTTCATCCACATGCCACGTTCAGATTTAACCTCAATCTTTTTATCTGTAAGCATGTTCGCAACTTGTTGTTCGCGAACCTTGCCGTAGGATAAATCGATATCGAACTTCTTGCGGTCACAGACTGCCGGTTCCATCGAGGTCATGCTGCCTCTCCCTCTTCGTTCTTCTCTTGAACAGATTCAACCAACATGTTCGTAAAGGCAGACTGTGCTGTTCGAAGCTGGTCGATGCCAAACTGCGCCTGTGCAATCTTACCGTTCAAATCACGAATCTGGTTGATGATGTACTTCTGCTTGTCTTCCAAAGTATCGAAATCGTACTCTGTTCCATCAATCGTAATGATGTCTTTTTGTTCTTCACTCACTGGTATTCTCCTCAATGTTAGGTAACCAAACTTCTACATCTGAACCACATTTGGGACAGTGCAGGAATGTGACCATAATGTAGTACAAATCATCATCCCTGTCAACATCACTATCCCAAATAAGTTCAGTTTTGCAATGCCAGCAGTTCATGCTGCACTCAGGTCCACGACTTCACAGACCCCTGCTGTACAGGCTAGTTCCCGCGAACCACTGGTGTTATCTTCCTTTTCGAACTCAGATAACTTATCCCAGTCAATCGTGACAACTTCCATGCGCTGCTTCCATTCTAGGTACTCATCAGGTTCGATGTCCTGATATGGAGCCTGTTGGTACGTGTGGTCACTGTGCGGCAAGAACGACACACCAGAGGCAACGTCAAAGTTCTCGTAGACCCAAGCCCCCACGTCCATCCATTCGTGTTCCTTGACAGACACAGTGATAGATGGTTTGTGTTCGGACCAGTGGATAGCATAAGTCTTCCACAACTCTAGCTGCTCAATGGCAGTTGTTTGTGTTCGGGTAACAGCACCATCCGGTGCCTTCATAGGGAAGCTAAAGACGGTTGTTGAGTCCGGCTTCATAACGTCACGCTCTGCAGGGACACCACTATTAATCAGGAACTGTGTCAGGGGGTCTTTGTTATCTCCGCGAACGGTTCTGATGAAGTAGTCGTTGTGTCTTGCATGTATCCCGCTCGCTGCGTCCACCAGTTGTGACACAGTACCCGACGGCTTTACACAAGTGATTGCAGCCGACTGTGGGATTCCAAGCATGTTCGCAAACTCCTTGTTTGTCTCCACTGCGACTTCGCGCATCTCTTCGAGCCAACGCTTGCTGTCTGTATTTTTGGATAAAACGGGATGGTCCATGATACCAGTCAAGGACACGCCTAACAAACGCTCTTCCTCTGTATTGTCTTTCCATATCTTCCTCAAGTATTTAAAATCAGTTAGGGTTGACTGCAAGGTTCCAAGAATGGTAGCTACTCGAACCTTTGCCTTTAGGTCTTCCAAGGAATCCATTTCGCGAACCACTACTTCCGACAGGTTGCAAAACTGGTAGCCCCGCAAGATAATCTCAGAACAGGGGTTTGTACCCCACATATGGCCTGTTTCACGACGACCGTTGCGGGCAACCTGCTTGTCAGCAGCCTCACGGTTGAACATACCACGCTCACCAGACTTGCTGTCGTACAGGGCAAGCCATTCACGCATGAACGTACCCATCTCAGGCTTTGTCTTGTAAGACACAGAATTGTTCGCCAACGCCCGCTGCGGCTCTGTCTCCCACCACATGCCAGACTTAGCATGTGCCATCTGGTCATCGTTGAGGTTCGACAAGCTGATGAGTGCGCTGCGGCGAACACCGCCTACAACAACAATCTCGCCAATCTTACACATCAAGTCGTGGCACTCAATCGGAAACAGTCTGCGACCACGTGCCTTCTTGAATATCTCAACAGCAAAGTTAAAGAGGTCAGCAAGAGGTTGTGGACCACTAGCACGTCCACCCATAACCTTTAGCCGCGCACCAGCTTCACGAACCTCGCTCATGTCCCACGATGGAACCTGACCAGCGTATAGTAACGCAACAAGTTCGCGAAGTGCCTTTGCCCATCCGGGCTTGCTGTCGCCTACTTTAATCACAGTATCTGAATCATTGAAGTTGTCGCTAACCACAGGCAGCTTATCTACATTCTCACGTTCAACAGAGAAACCAACACCTGTACCGCACATCAAGATGTACATGCACTCATCAAAGGCACGAGGGCTGTCAACAGGAATGTAGCTACAGTTGTAGCCGCAGACATTATCTCGTGCAAGGGCAGGGCCTGCAGTCATCATTGCCCGCATCGATGGCATCACCCTCAGGGACAGGATACCTTCCTCGATTTCTTCGCGAACAGACGTAGGCAGTTCTACACCGCACTTACCTTTTACCTGTTCGAGCATAAAAGATATGTAGCGGTCTACAGTCTCACTCCAGTTCTCTCTGCGCTGTTCGCCATCTATCCAGCGAGCATAGCGTGACTTGTGAATGAATTGTTGATACGGTGTTGGTAGTTGGTTACTCATTTGTTCTCTCCTCGAACCTCTAATAGTTTATTTAAATACCACTGCGCTTTCTTCAAATCCTCGTTACCATTCTTGTAACGATATCGCCACAGGTATTTCATTATGTTTCCTTGCAGGTAATATTCGAACCCGTCAAGGGTTGCAGCTTGGATTGCATCTATGCACTCTGTTCCCGCTGCGTTGTAGTGAGGCGGACTGTTGACCATATCAACACCGCCATAGGCCATCTTACCGGCCTGTTCATTTTCATCTTCCATACACTTCATGTATGCCTCGTGTCTCATCTGTCGTCTCCGCTGCCTTGCAAAGCGTTGCGAATTTTACGGTTATATAATTTGTCTAGATTCATCTGTGCCACTTCTTCTAGGCTGTAGCCCAAGTCTCGTGCCAAGATTGCAACGTACCATAGCACGTCACCTAGTTCTTTTGCAATATCATCTTTGTAGAAAAGATGAGGTTCGCCGTCACGAAGAATCTTCTTTACCTTGTCTGCTACCTCACCAGCTTCTCCTGCCAAACCCAATGCAGGGTAAACAACAGAATACTCGTTTGGATAGATAGCAGTATCCTCTGCTCTCATTTGAAATTCATCTAACTTCATTGCTTTGTTCCAAAATCTACTTTAACTATGTTTTCATCACGACTGGTTATACGGTCACGAGGTTCGAACTCCACGCCCTCATCCTCTAGTTCCTGTAGGATAGTATCCTTCATTTCCATAAAAGATATGCGGGCTAACCCTGCTTGTATGAGTCTGTCGAAGTCGTTCTCTAGCATCTCAACAATCCCTTGTTGTGCCACGAACCCTGCGTCCATGTATTCTTCATCGTCAGGTAAAGGAGTTGTATCGTAGGCTGTCATATTGAAGCTTTCATCATCCTTTCTTTTTAAGATAATGTACCACCGGTCAGGCAACAAGCTACCAACCTCATAATCCCTATCATCCGTCATTTTTAAACCACTCCTCTGGCACACTACCTTCTGCCCATGGGAAACCATAACGATTCGCCCAATCAGCATAACTGGTCTTGCTGCCTCTGTAAATCTTGTTCGTGGCCCGAACGAATACAAAGCGAATATCCAAGTCGGGGTATTGTTGTTTGATTAGCTGCATCTTTACCCTGTCGCCCTTATCTAAATGACCCTTCGCTTCTATGTAGATATCTTGTTCAGGTAAATAGAAGTCTGGCGTATATGTTCGCGGCTTGGGTATGTATTGTAGCTTTGCCTGTTCGTACTCGAAGGCAATCTTTTTCTCTGCCAGTGACCTAGCAAGGTTAATCTCGAACTGTGAACGGTAACGTGTTTGTCTCATAATCCTAGCAGCGGAAATCCCGCCTTCACCCCTTCTAGCCTTTTTAACAGATACTGTCCTACTTTTGGGGACCGTTTTTCTAGCTGCGATATTTCTTTTGAGATTTCCATTGTCGGTAGGCATACTACCAACCCCTGTCGCAAGTGATGAGCAATGTTCTGAAATTCCTCTTCTATGAGTTTTATGTCACGTACTTCTGTGTCTGACTTCAAGGAACCGTCTGGCGAGTAGTTGTCTCGTAAAGTAAGGGGTAGGGATATTTCCAAGCTGCGAACCCTGACAGTAGAACGACCACCCCCACGACGTTCATGTGACTCCACGAACACACAGTAAAGCTGCGGATTCAAGTCGAACAGTTCGTGGGGGTACTCACGTGTGTACAAAACAGGCATCAGTCTAGTTCCCGCTTCACAAGCTTTGTGTACCAGACGTGGGGTTTGAACCGCGCCTTAGATGTTATCTTCGGGGCTAGTTCAGCATTCTTCCAGCACTTTGTCTTGAAGGAACAGAAGGTGCAAGTCTTGGGCATCAGGCGGTTGCCTGTCTCTACCTTCTGTCTGTCTATTGTAACTGTCTCAGGAACAGACTGGAACGGTACTTTGA